GACTTAATAGACGTTCGCAAGAGGCAGTGACCGAATTATTTGGTTATAATGATTTACCTCAATCAATGACACAAGAAGAATTTGATAACCTAGATGAAAGCCGTAAATTTATGAGAGGAATTAAAGATTTCGGCGATACACCGGCAAGTGAATTAATAGAGCAATACAAAACCGGCGAACATTATATAGGACGAGGACTATTTGGGCATGGTACTTATTCAGCGGTAATGACCGAAGAAAACCGAGATATTGTATGGTCCCGTTATGCAAGACACCAAGACGACAATATTATGTACCTTACGCATACAGACGACGCCAAAGTAATAGACAATAAAGAATTGGGTAAAATTAAGAAAGAATGGCAAATGGATATTAAGTTATCAGACTTAGACGACGATACCAAAGCGTTGTTACTTGCTATTACTACCAATCGTTCTAACGTTGCTATTATGCTAGGATATGATGCCTCACATGTACAAGGGCAAGAATATTATGTATTGTTAAATCGTGGGAAAGCGAGTGTTGTAAATGACTAGAGAAACACAAATGTTTTGGTTAGACAAAGTACTAGCGTTAGCAATTGAACGTTATAACATAGCACAATCATTTGAAAACAAACAAAGTTTTGATGATGTAATCGAAGCATACGCAGACAATGACCCGTTAGAACATATATTTATGTTAATGCCTAATGAGTTGTATAAATACGTAGATGATGCCGACAAAGATATAGCGAATGAATACGATAAAAACACAGAAGATTACACGTCATACATGAATTAAATACAGTGGCACAAGTGACGTATATAACATGGTTTGCTATTAAGTAACGCTATACGGTACAATGTAACTTGCAACGAAAGTTGTAGTCATTATATACCCCCATGTATTGGCGAACATAAATTTTGAAGGTACACATCAATAAAAGGTGTGTGCCTTTTTTGTTTACCTTATACATGATTCGTAGGCGTTACGTTACAACGCTAATCCTAATCGGTGTCGCACACCGTAGAAAAAAACGTAAGGAGGAATTGTAAATGAGTTTTACAAGAGAAGATTTAAGAGGCATCGGAATTGATGATGATAAGATTGAAGGCATCATGTCACTACATGGGCAAGAAATACAAAGTTTTAAAGATAAAGTAAGTCAAAAAGATTCTAAACTTAAAGAGTTACAAACTACTGTTGATTCTTACAAAGAGGACAACGAACAAAAAGATAATGAATTAAAAGACTTACAAGAGAAAGCGAAAAACGGCGATGACTTGCAACAAACTATTAGTGACTTACGACAAGCGAATCAAGAAAAAGAAGAACAGCGCCAAAAAGAAGTTAAAGAACTTACTTTTAACCATAACTTAGAAAATAAATTACGTGATGCCGGCGCCCGTAATATTAAGGCAGTTAGAGCCTTGCTTGATTCTGAAAACCTTAAATTCAATGATGAAGAAAATGAGGTTATCGGATTACAAGATCAATTAGAAAAGTTACGTGAATCAGATTCTTATTTATTCACAGATTCAACAAATTCCGATAACTCAACTCAAAGCTCACAACAACAATCACAATCACAAAGTTATAACGCTGGTAATAAAAAAGGCAATAACGGATTTGATGATAGTGATGAAGTAATTGGGAAAAATAATGCACAAAGATTATTAGGCAAGGAGGCATAACCAATGAGTTTAAAACCTAAAACTTATAAAACATTTGGTAAATCAGTTGAGTTTTTACGTGACGGCAAGAACGTTGAATATACTGTAGGTAACACTACTTTAGACGGTTCTAAATTTACAGAGGTAACAGAAGTGCCAATTGGTACGGCTATTTTCCGTAATGAAGAAACAGGTTTATTTGAACTTGTAACAGGAAGTACGCCGGCATCAATGAAAGGTGCAGTATTAACAGCTAACGACGTAACAGTAAAACCTAACGAAAATGAAATTGTTAGTGCAGTACGTAAAGCATCAGTTATTGAGGCACGTTGTAAAGGTGTTACTGATAACTTTAAACAAGCGTCACAAGGTCGTTTAGTATTTGATATTTAATCACAACATAAGGAGGACTTTTAATGGTATTAGAAGATAAACGCTTACAACAAGCAAGTTTAAAATCGTTTGTTAAAGAGGCTGATAAATTACGTTCTGAAAATACGCCGAATCAGTACCCGTTAGCAAGCGCATACCCAATTGAAGAAGTTGAAGAAATCGAAAATGTTTATAACATTGTAGAACAACAAATTAATGCGTCCGCATCAATCACAGGCTTTAACGCCGGCGCACCAATCAAAAACAAAGGACAAGGCAAACAAGCGATTGCAAGCCTTACTAAAATTCAAAACGCTAATTTCTTAGATGAAATTGAAATGTATCATTACAGAAACCCACGTAATGACGCAGAACGTCAAAAAATCGTTGACGGTGTGTTAATTGATACTAATGAATTATCAATATCAGTTGATGACACAGTAGAGTACATTCGTTCTCAAATGGCTTACAACGGTCGTGTAGACTATGTAGACCCAATGACGCAAACACGTTTAACTTTTGACTTAGATCGTCCGGAAGAAAACGACGTTGCGGTATCTAGCGAATGGGGTACGGACGACGCTACACCAATCACAGATTTACAAAACGCCGTTAAGCAATTCCAAAAAACTAACGGACGTAAGAAACCGGAAATCATTAACATGAACTCAACAACTTACAACAAGTTAATTGGTTCCGGACAAATTAAAAGAGAACTATTCAATGATACAAATAGCCCACGTATTGTTAAAGACGAAGATGTTGTAGCGTTATTCAATTCTGTTAAGTTACCACAAATCGTTATTGATGATACAGAAACGGCGATTGAAAACGAGCTTGGCGAGATTGAATCGCATGAACACTTAGCAGACGACAAAGTAGTATTACGTTCATCTGTATTAGGTTCTACTATGAGTGGACCAAGTGTTGAAAACAATTTCGAAAAAGGCAAATTTGTTGTCACTGTAATTGACAAAGACCCAGTAACAGAAAAAACAATCGTCGGACAAGTTGTTATGCCAGTTACTAAAAACGTTAACGGCACAGTTTACCTTAACGTAGCGCCAACAAGTGGTGGAACTACAGACGGTGGCACAGTGGACGACGGAGCAACAACATAATTAATTAGAGGTGTTTTATGATGAAGAAATGTAGAGTTATACAAGGCTCAATATCACATCATAAATCATTAGTTAGCACAGGCGATTATATTTATTTAAACGATGATGAATATAGTCGCCTTAATCATTTGGTGGAGGTTGTCGAAAAATCAGACGATGAAATATCTAGTGATACAAACGGTGTTGACTATGAATCAATGACAGTTAAAGAGCTACAGCAACTAGCAAAAGATAATAATATCGAAGTTGGTCGTAAGGCAAAAAAATCACACTATATTAAAGCATTAAAAGAATTAGAGAAATGAGGTGTGAGGTTTGGAAATAAACGAACAAGAAGTTAAAGATTATTTATTAAAACTACCCACACCAGATTATTTCGATGACTTAACGGAAGATGCACTTACAAAGCATATATTTGGCGCACAGGAACAAATTAACGATTTCCTAACCAACTATCCTAATGTAGATTTATCAAAGCGTATGATAGCCCTACAAACTTTATACAATGTTGAATCAGAGTATGAAGGTATAGCGATGTTAAAACGACAGGGAATCACTGATTATACTGTTAAAGATGTGAAAGCCGTATTAGAACAAGACGAAATATTAAGTCCTAACGTTGTTTCTATTATCGAAAAGGAACACGAGAAAAACGGTACACCAAAAACAACAATGCGAGTAGGTAGGTTAATATGATCCCACCAATGCGACAAAGCATTACAATGTCTGTACCAATCCTTGATGAAAACGGTAATGAAAGTTACAACGATTACGGACAACCGTTAACTGATACATCAACATTCAAATGTCGTGTTAATGAACATGCTGAATTACAAAAGAGTAAAACCTTTGTATATGATGACGCAGTAGACGAAGTAGACGTAATGCACAACGTACCGGTTCAAACAGGTATTCAAGTTGAGTACACGACAAGACGTGGAACAGTTAAGACAGGTACCGTTAAAAGTTTTACGGAAACTACTAATTTATCGGCTAGTCGTACTACCTTTAGAACGTTGATTATCAATGGCAAATAAACATTTCGATATCGACAATAAAGGTACCGATAGATTTATTGCAAAAATGAAAACAGCCGATAAAAAGTTAGTTACCAATTTAATTAAAAAGGCAAATAGAGTAGGCTACCAAGTTGAGGCAGATGCGAAAGCATTGGCACCAAGAGATACGGGGCAGTTAGAACAATCAATAAGAAGTACCGGCGCAAAATATGTAAACGGTCAAATATCATTGTCGGTAGGTTCGCCGTTAGTTTATGCCTTACGTAGACACGAAGAACCTTCAAGAAAAGGCATATACAATAAATACGCTAGAGGCGTTACTTATACCGATTATTACTTTAACGGACGGGGCGAGTTAACACGTGCAAAACCTAACGTAGGTAGCTTTGAACCGGGTAGAAAATATTTAACTCATGCAAAACTACTTAATCAAAATAGGTGGCGCACTCAATTGGCTAAAGGCGTTACAGAAACTTATGGAGGTTAAACATGATAGAACAAGCGATAATGAATTATTTAAAATCGAACATACAAACAGATATGTTAATTTCTATGAATTTCACTACACGTAACGACAATACAATAGTTGTTTACAGCGACCCCGGAGAACCACCGAGTGTGTATGAGGGTCAATTGATAAGACCACGTTACCAAGTAATTGTTAAGTCGTCTGATTTTGCTAAAGCGAATGATGTAGCAATAGAGATTTACGAGAAATTACACCAACACAGGTATGACACTATGACAGTTAGTTATAAGACACGTGAAATTGATTACAATGTGTTTTCAATAGACGGGTTGCACCTACCGGCGAGGTTGGGTGTAGATGAAGATAACATCATGTCATATAGTTTGAATTTTGAAACACAAATCAAGAAGGCAAGCGAGCGCAAAATATAGCGTTCGCTTTTTTAATACAAATTAGGAGGCAGAAGGAATGACACAACAAAAAGTATTTCCGTTCGCAGATAAAAGCGACCATATTAAATTAAACTTACAGCACTTTGCACAAGCTACACGTCGTGGCGATGATGAAATTATATTTGGTATTTCGGATATTATCATCGGGGAAGGCGACAACATTATTAAATTCGACGGTAAAAACGGCGATAAAGATAGTTACTTACAAGCCGAAGGTGGTTCCGTATCATTTGAACCGGAACTTGAAGATGTTGTAATTGCCGATTATGGTAATAGCCCGTACGACCAACGTAGTACCGGTTACAACGTCACAGTTAGTATTGTGGCAGCCCAACAAACTATCGACATGTTATTACTTGCTATTGCCGGTACTGATACTGTTGATGAGAACGGTAAAATCACTGGTGTAGCAGATGCACCTTTAGGCGCTTCAAATCGTAAGAACGCTAAACCAATCCGTATTCATAGACGTGCAGACGGCGATAATCACGATAACGATATTAATATCTATAAAGCCGGCGCAAACGATGAAGTAGAAATTTCTAGTGCAAACGAACAAGGTTCACTTGAAATCTCAATGAGTGCATACCCACGTGATAACGCAAACCCTAGTCGTAAAGGTAATTATTTCTTTACTGGTGCAGTTGACCCTAACGGTATCTTGCCTAAATGGGACGAATTATTAAATGGCAACACTTCAAACACAGAAAACACATTAGTTTCTAGCATTGCATTTAATAGTGAATCACAAACATTAGCAGTTGGCGAAACGGTAACATTACAACCAACAGTGCAACCAGTTGGCGCAGTAGACAAATCATTAAATTACACATCAAGTGATGAATCAATCTCAACTGTAGACCCTAGCGGTGTAGTTACAGCAGTAGCAACAGGCGAGGCGACAATTACAGCAACAGCGAATGACGGTAGCGACGTATCGGCGCAAGTAACGGTTACAGTTACAGAATAATATTAAGAGTTACAAGGTAGTCAAAACGACTACCTTTTTTATTTAAACAATATTTTAAGCAAAACAAACAATAATCGGAGGAATTTTAAATGACTAAAGTAAATATCAAATTATTCGACCAAGACAAACAAGGTAACCTAGTAGAAACAGACCAATCACAAGCGATTGAAATTAAACCAGTAAGACCCGGACAGTTAGGCTCAATTGCAAAAGTTATTAATGCTATTCAAAAAGACTTGCAAGACAACAAAGAGTTTCAAGCTACAGTAACAAACTTATTCGGACAATACACAGAAGGTTTTGATATCGAAGATTTAATTCGCAATGAGGACTTTAATATTTTCGACGTGTTAGACGCATTAGGTTTCTTAGTCGAGAAAGTACCGGAAAGAACAATTGAACTAACAAGTGTTGCAAGTGGTATCGATCCAAGATATTTAGAACAACAAGATATGGATACGTTCTTTGAAGTTATTGAGGCAGTAGTAGAAGTTAATGATATTGAGAAGATCGTTAAACGTGTTAAATCACTTATGGATAAAGTGGGAAAGGCGCTCAATTTCAACAAGGGAACAAAACAAGCAACAAGCAAGAAACAATAACAATTGAAGATAGTTTGGTATATACACTTAGCCCAATTGTCGGTGGTCGTGAACAAGTTATAAACGCACCGGCAGTTGATTTGCTAGGTTATTTATTAATTCACTTTGAAACCTTAGAGCAAGAGGCAAACACAGAAAAACAACGCTTGTATCTTAACCACTTATCACGTATGCACGCAAACCCACAAGACAAGAACCAAGCAAAAGCAAATAAAAAATTCATGAAGAACATTGAACCCGGTCAAGATACATCGACGGGAAGAAAAACAGCACGTTCAAATGATGATTTGCAGTGGGACGATATCGATAAATTAAAACGTATCGAAAATTCGTAGGTGCTTAACAATTTGTGGTAAGAAAGGAGGGAAAAAGTGAATGGCTGAAATGGATAAAGTTAATGTAAAGTTTAATGCCGATGTTACGAAATTTACAAAAGCCGTAGACCGCATGGAACGTAAAATGCGAGAGTTTGACGACAAAACAACATCAACTGAAAAGAACGTTAATAAACGTTTCGATATGATGAATAACACAGTTTCTAAAGTCGATAAATCAATAGCTGAAATGGGCGATGACGTAGATTTAAGTAATATTAAATCAGAGTTAAACAGTGCTAAAAAGGAATTTAAAGACACTGGTAGCGTATCGCAAAAGACCTTTACTAATTTGCAAAAATCAATATCTAATGTTGATACATCTGAAATGACGAGCAAGACTAGTAAAGCGTTTAATACATTATCAAAAGATGTTGGCAAACTTGATAAACAACTTGTTGAAATGGATAAAATTAATTTCGGCAAATCATTGGGCGATGATGTTAAAACGGTTGGTTATAGTTTCAAAGACTTACAAAGCAAACTAAATAGTACCGAATTATCATTATTTAGTATGCAAAAGAAAATGAACGAAAGTGACTTTAAATCATATTCTAAAAGTATGCACGAAATCAACGCAACGTTGAATCAAGCCGAAAAGGAATTTAAAAAGTTTGGTAACGTATCATACGAAACGACGCAACGGTTAAATAAGAACATCAAAAGTATTTCGTTTTCACAGCTACCGGGCAAGGCGAAAATTGCGTTTAATTCAATACGTAATGAAATGACTTCGCTCAACAAAGATATTACATTTATGAATGATAAATTTAGTACAACGACACGTGTTGTTAATAGTGTTGGTGGATCAGTTAGACGTACATTTGGTGGCGTAAGAAACGATGTATCAAAAACATTTAAAACGATTAATAAAATCGGTACTACTTTACGTAACGTTGGCGAGGTTGCTAGTGGCGTATTTAAAGGTTTAATGATTTCAAGTTTAAGTGGCATTATACCGGTTGCCGGTACTGTTGTTTCAAGCATTATGGCTATTGGCTCGTCTTTAACAGCCGTATTAGGTGGCGCAATTGGTCTTGGCGGTGCATTTGGTATTGCCGGCGCCGGCGCAATGGCAATGGTAGGCATGTCGAAACGTGCTTTAACAATGCTTGAAGAAGGATTAATAAGCGCAACGGCAGAAACTAAAAGATATCAACAATCGTTAGCCGGTATCAAAACTCAATTTGATAATTTGGTTAGAGGCAATCAAGCACAAATATTTAATACTATGACCAACGGTATTAAGACAGCAAGTTTTGCCTTAGATCAACTCACACCGGCTATAAATGAAATTGCTAGTATTACATCAAAAGCATCAAACAAGTTGCTAGATTGGGTGCAGAATAGTAAGAACGCCCAAACTATGTTTAGTAATTTAAATAAGATTGGTCCGAAAGTGTTCAAGAATATATTAAATGCTATAGGTAGTTTTGGGGACGGTGCAGTTGCTTTATTCAATCAACTTAATCCATTGTTCACATGGGCATCACAAGGCTTTGAGAACATGGCACGCAGTTTCCAAAAATGGGCTAACAGTACATCAACGGCAAACGGCATTAAAGACTTTATCAATTATACAAAAACAAACCTACCGATTCTAGGTAGTATATTCGGGAATGTATTTCATGGCATAATCAATTTGTTCAAAGCATTTAGTAGTGAAACAGGTTGGGTATTAAATGGCTTAGATAGTATGACTAATAAGTTTAAAAATTGGTCGGCTACATTAAGTCAAAATAAATCATTCCAAAATTTCCTTGCTTATATAAGAGAAAATGCCCCAATGGTCGGGCAGTTAATAGGTAATATTGTTGATGTGTTTGTAGAATTTGTACAAGCAGTATCGCCGATAGGTGCAACGGTGTTAAGCATTGCGGTTAAAATAACCAAAATGACAGCCGAGTTTATGAAAGCACACCCACAAATAACAAAATTTGTAGCGTCGGCGGTAGCATTATCCGGGATCATAAAAGCCGTTGGTATTGGTATTGGAATTTTATTCCCGATTATCAAACGTTTAGCAATGGTATTAAAAATACTACCACCAATTATGAAGGCGGTAGGTTTAGCAATACGTTTCATGGGCGGACCAGTAACGATTATTATTGGTATCATTACGGCGCTTGTTGGTATATTCATTCATTTATGGAAAACAAATGAAGGTTTTAGAAA